AATATCCCTTTCTCAGGAAGATTGGGAAAAGGTGACTGAAGAGTCGCTTGAAATGCTGCTTGGCTTTAAGAAGGCTCCTGCACCAAAAGCTGCCGCTGAAGAAGCGCCTGTTGCTGAGAAGGCTACAGCTAAGAGCAAGAAATAATGCGCGGGAAGAAAGAGTCGCGTGTGAATGAGGCTGGCAACTATACGAAGCCAGACCTACGCAAGCGCCTCTTTAACAGCATTAAAGCGCGTGAGACTCAAGGCACTAAGGCAGGGCAGTGGTCCGGGCGCAAGGCACAGCTTCTAGCTAAGTCCTACAAAGCCAAAGGTGGCGGATATGCCGATTAGAAAGACCCAGCAGTCCCTGAAGGACTGGACTGATCAGAAGTGGACTACCAAGTCTGGTAAGCCGTCCAGCAAAACTGGTGAGCGCTATCTTCCCAAAGATGCCATTAAATCGCTGACTTCATCTGAATATGCTGCTACAACCAAAGCCAAGCGTGAAGGTAAAAAGGCTGGAAAGCAGTTTGTAGCCCAGCCTAAATCCATCGCTAAGAAAACGGCGAGGTTCAGATGACTACATCTAATTCATATACGTTTGGCAACACCGAACAGATCGATATTATAACCGAAGCGTATGAGCGCGTCGGTCGTAATCCTGCATCTCTGGCATCAAATGACATCGACAGTGCGCGCCGCTCGATCAATTACATGTTTTCAGACTGGGCGAACAATGGACCAAATCTATGGGCCGTGGATCTTCAGAGTATCGTTCTGACTCCGGGAACGCTGTATTACGATCTAGAGCCTCGCACGGTTTCATTGCTTCAGGTGTACACCCGCACCACATCTGGGGGCATTAACACTGATCTGATGATGTCGCCAATCAGCCGGGCGGAATACGACGCTCTGCCTAACAAGGCGCAGGCCGGGGATCGCCCGTTCCAGTATTATTTTGAGCGTACAATAACGCCGCGAATATATCTTTGGCAGGTTCCGCAGGCTGCTGGCGTTACGCTGTTCTATCACCGCATGAAGATCCAAGAGGACGCAGGCGACTTTACCGACAGCATGGATGCGCCGAACCGCTGGATGGAAGCTATCGCTTCAGGTCTTGCTGCCAAGCTGGCGGTAAAGTTTGCGCCCGACCGGCTTAGTTTCCTTCAGGGTTTAGCGGATAGTTCATACGACCGCGCTGCAGCTGAAGATCGCGAAAAGGTTCCACTTCGTATCACTATAGATATGCAGGGGTATTAAATGCAGTACGGATTCGGACGCGGTAAAAAACACCGGACGCAACCGGATTTCGACGCCAAGTCGCCACGCGGCCTTGCAATCTGTGACGGCTGTGGATTCATGGTTCAGCACACGGAGCTGCGTCAGAAGAAAGACTATCGTGGCGGATCTGTGCCGGTTAGCCTAAGCCTTCAAGTTTGCGCTTCTTGCGATGACGTTCCGCAGCCATATTTCAGTCGCTTGCTTCTACGAGCCGATCCCATACCGCTAAGAAACCCTCGCCCGGATTCGCAGGATGCGCAGACGAACGCTCAGGAAACCGCAGCTAACGCACTCTCTGTCTACCTCAACATATTATACGGACTGGCATAATGGCAAACGCAAAGATTACAGACCTTACAGCAGCCACTACTCCTCTTGCGGGGACTGAGCTTTTTGAAACGGTTCAGAGCAGCTTTAGCCGTAAGGTGGCTGCATCAGACATCGCAGCAAGCGCGACGAACGTCCGCACGGTTGCGACTGGTGGCACTGGCGCTGCAACGCTGACAGGCTACGTCAAGGGTAACGGCACGTCGGCTATGACGGCTGCTGCTACGATCCCTTATGCTGATCTTGCGGGACGTGCGTTTGCTCAGCCATCAAGCACCGCCGACCAGACTGGCAACGTCGCTGCCGCTACTGCCGTGACGTTCAACGCTGATTTAACAGGCACTGGCGTCAGTGTCGTTTCCAGCACGCAGGTTACGTTTGCTGCCGCTGGTACGTACATGCTCTGCCCATCCATTCAACTTTCAAACTCTGCCGCCGCTGACCACGACGCGACTATCTGGTTCCGCAAGAATGGAACCAATATTGCCAACTCAGCCACAATCTTGACAGTTCCAAAAGTGGGAGATGGCGGTACTGCCGTGTTCAGCTTGTCGTTTATTGATACAGTCACCGCCGGGCAGTACATTGAAATTATGTGGCTTCCTGAAAACGTAGCTGTAACAATTGAAGCCATAGCAGCCGGCGCAATTGCCCCAGCAATCCCATCAATCATCTGCCCTGTGACGCGGATCGCGTAATGATTGAGCAGATGATCTCTCGCGTTTTCTACGCCCGCAACCTTGCCCACTTTGCTCATTGGCGCGCCAAGGGTGATGGCAGCTTTGCCAAACATGACGCTTTGGGTGTGTTCTACGACGAACTGATCGATACGATTGATCCGTTGGTCGAGGCTTGGATGGGTGCGTATGAGATGATTGGAGCCATACCTGTCCCCGAAGAAATGGAAAAAGATGCACTGAAGTGCCTTGAGTCCGATGCCGCTTGGATTGAGGCTAATCATGATAAGATCAGCAAGGGTAATCGCGCAGTCGGAAATCTGATTGACACGGTGACCGGGGTATATTTATCTGCAATCTATAAGCTACGGAATCTGCGATGATGGACACCACCACCCTCTTTACCATTCTAGGTTTTGTCATCACAGCTCTTAGCTTCATTGGTGCGCTGATAACCGTCTGGGTTAACCTCACCAACAAGCTGACGCTGCTTGAGGCGCGTCTTGGATTTGGTGACGAGAAGTTCAACGCTATCGACAAGAAGTTCGACGAGGTAATGATGCACCTTCGCCGGATTGAGGATAAATTGGATAACAAGGCTGATCGTTAATGAAGTGGTTCCTGCTACCTCTCGCGGCTCTGGCGCTGATTGGCTGCAAAGACCGCTATCGGTATGACTGCCAAGATCCTGCGAACTGGCAGCAGGAAATTTGCAAGAAGCCCAAATGCATTGCTATGGGCTACTGTACCGAGTGGTTGATAAATACGGGCGAAGAAGATGAAGCCGACTAGCGAATGGTCACCAGAGGAACTACTGCGGTTCATCGTCGGCATTGTACTGTCGCTGACACTTACATTTATTGTGGCAACTGTGCTATACTCGCTGGTGTTTGTATCGCAGCCGATGGAGGGGCAGTCCCCGAATGACGCTGAGTTTTTTAAGCTGATTAACCCGATAGCAACGTTTATCGTGGGTGCGTTAGCAGGGCTTATGGCTGGGCAGGGCAGCGGCGGCATGAAGAAAAAGCCGCCAGAAAAAGGAGAATGTGATGAGCTTCCTAAATAGTTTTGAAAGTAATAAAGACGGTGTGAACGATACCGTTGAGTTTGTCATTCGCGTGGCCATCGTCACACTGTCGGCGGTTATCCTTGTCGTCGTGCTGGCGCTTGCCGTTGGCCTGTTTGTGTCAAACGACGTTGTAAGCAGCGCAGCTATCCTTGAGACGGTCAACCCTGCATTCCAGACCATCATCGGTGCGTTTGTCGGTCTGCTTGGCGGCCTGAGCCTTAACGCCAATGCGCGGGATAAAACACCGGAGGAGCCACTGGAGTTAGACACGCCGGAGCCTGAGCCAGAGCCAGAAGCCGGTGAATTTAATAGCGTACCGTTGATCCGCCCTGTTGAGCCGGAGCCGGTAGTAGAAGACGAAGACGACGACATGGAGCCTTGGGAAAAGTATCGTAACGACTTGCGCTATGATGCCAACGGCGACGGCGTGGTTGATGAAGAAGACTTTCCAGACTGGCGCAATCCGGCAGTATAATGGCAGGCGATCTCTCCACCGTTGAACTGATTGGCCAGCTTTGGCCTATCGTATTGGCGTTCATTACGCTGACCATCATCCTTGCTAAGATGGATGTGCGCCTTGCTGTGGTTGAGGAAAAGATTAAATCTCTCTTTGAGCTATGGAATAATCGGAAGGATGATAAATGAGCCTGATTAACCTTCAACAGAAAATAGGAGTAACGGCAGATGGTGCATTCGGTCCGGGAACGTATAAGAAAGCTGCGTCTTTCTATAAATTATCGCCTAATCGTGCAGCGCATTTCTTTGCTCAAACAGCGCATGAGTCAGGCGGCTTCAAGGCTTTTAGCGAAAACCTCAACTACGGGGCCAAAGGGCTTCGCGGCATCTTTGGTAAATATTTCCCGACTGACGCAATGGCTAGAGCGTATGAACGCCAACCGCAAAAAATAGCCAACCGTGTCTATGCTAACCGCATGGGCAATGGTGACGAAGCGTCAGGCGAAGGGTGGCTTTTTCGCGGCCGCGGGGCCTTACAATTGACGGGCAAATTTAATTTCAAGGCGTTCTCGGATTACATTGGTCGCCCAGACGTGATGACCAACCCCGATCTGGTCGCCACAGAACTTGCCTTTGAAAGCGCGTTATGGTTCTTCGACCGCAACAAGCTCTGGGGTATCTGCGACCAAGGCACAGGCGACGCCGCAATCCTCGCACTGACAAAGCGGATCAATGGTGGCACGCATGGCCTCGACGACCGCAAGGCAAAGACGAGGAAGTACAGGCAATGGCTTTAATCAATCCAGTTATGATATACGGATTAGCAGGCGCTTTGATTATTGGTGCAGCTTCTGGGTATAAAGTTCGTGACTGGCAGTGCGACGCAGCTTTTGCAAAGGCGCTGGAGAAGGCTGAAAAGCTACGTGTCAAAAAACAAGAGGTAGTAGATGATGTCTCAAAAACCTACGAATCCGAACGAGATCAAGCCAATGTCGTGGCAACCGAACGTACCAACACCATACGTGAAATATATAAAACGGCTCCTGCCGTTCCTGTTGATTGCGCTGGTTCTGATGCTTTGCGCAGGGTGCTCGAAAGCGGTATCAGTGACGCCAATGCCGCTGCCTCCGGCGAACCTAGCGGCAAAGTGCCCGACACTTCAAAACCCGCCAATGGTAATGATCGACCCTGAGCGAGCGCTTTGGGAAGCTGACATCATTGCAAAATACACAGACTGTAGCGTAAAGCATCGGTTAACGGTTAAAGCGTGGGTAGATGCAGTAGCTGTAAAGTGATGTAACTTAAATTTTGTAAGGGTATCAGGTCTGTAGTTCAAAGTTGTGAAGCCTGAGGAATTGATGTAAGGATCTGTGCATGGCCACTGCGATGACATATACCAGTCTGCTCAACGACCTCCGGAATTATCTGGAGCGTGGAGCTACGCTGGCTACTGATCCTTCGGTTTACGTACAGCTTCCAAGTCTTGTGGGGCTTGCTGAGCGTCGTCTTGCAAGAGAGCTTAAGGTCCAAGGCACTGTAACTGTTGTTAATTCAACGATGATTCAGGGGCAGGCGACATATTCAAAGCCTGACCGCTGGCGTGAAACCGTCAGTATGCGTGTCGGAACTGGCGCTAGTTACAATACTACGCAGGAGATCTTCCCGCGTGCTTATGAATATATGCGGCAGTATTGGCCGAACCAGACTCTCACTGGAACGCCTAGATTTTATGCTGACTATGACTATCAGAATTGGTTCTTTGCGCCAACGCCGTCTGCAGCATTTCCTTATGAGATAATTTATTATGAGCTGCCACCACTTCTTGGTGACGATGTTCAGACAAACTGGTTTACGGAATACGCGCCTAACGCGCTGCTCTACGCCTCGCTTATGGAAGCTGCTCCGTTCCTGAAGAACGAAGAGATCATTCCAATTTGGCAGGCATTTTATGACCGTGCCGTCGCGGCGCTTAATGGCGAGGATATTCGCCAGATTGCTGATCGCGGCATCATCCGCAGGGAGGACTAATAGTGCCCAGTTTCACAAATACTTTTGGTGGCACAGTCATCTATCCGGCTGATGTAAGCTATCGCGCTATTGCTCTTACGGCGAACAACACGCTCACATGGCCTACTGAACTAGCTACAGACACAAACGTCGTTGCGTCCATCATGGATGTCACGCCATCGGGCGCTGGTTTCACGATCCGTATGCCTGATGCGACACAGGCAAGCGTCGGCCAGACTGCTCTGTTCTTCAACGTCGGTGCGTCTTCTTTCACGGTCGCGGACAACAGCGGCAACACGATCCAGACGATTGCATCTGGTGAAGCGTGGCAGATATATCTCACGGGCAACGCGACGGTTAATGGTACGTGGCGTCCGATTCAGTATGGCGCTGGCACATCCACTGCCTCTGCAAGCGCGTTGGCTGGCGCCGGCCTAAAGGCAATCACGACGACGCTGAATCAGGCAGCTCCTACGACGCTGCTGTCGGCTGACTATACGCTCACATCCGTTGACCGCGCCCGTGTTATTGTCTGGAATGGTGGTGCCGGTACGTTCACGATGCCTTCTGCTTCTGCGGCTGGTAACGACTGGTTCTTCGATGCGCGCAACTCAGGCACGGGCGGCCTGACGATTCAGCCTGCAGGCGGAGAGTTAATCAACGGGCAGGCCAACTTAGTATTCAATCCGGGTGACAGCGCACGCATCATCACTGATGGGATCAGCTTCTACACGATTGGCTATGGTCAGAGTGCTACGTTTGCGTTCGATTATGTCTCGATCAGTCTCACCGGCCAGCCTAGCCCTTACACGCTATCTGGCACAAACCTGAACCGTATCGCTTATCAGTTCAGCGGCGTTCTGACTGCGAACATGCAGATCATTGTTCCCAATACGATCCAGCAATACTGGATCCGGAACACTACAACTGGCAGCTACACGCTCACGGTTAAGACAGCGGCTGGCACCGGCGTATCTGTTGTGCAGAATGGCGCTGCGATCTTGTACTGCGATGGCACGAACGTCGTTGAGGCAGATACAAATAACGTCAGCTCACCGATTGCTGTATCTCAGGGCGGTACAGGCGCAACGAGTGCTGGAACAGCTCTGGTTAACCTTGGCGGCACATCGCTTGGTATTGGTGTCTTTACGGCAGTCAACGCCGCTGTGGCACGCGCGGCTCTTGGTGCAGCAGCATCGGGTGCGAACGCTGATATTACCTCACTCTCGGCCCTTACGACTCCAATCAGTGTTGTGCAGGGCGGCACTGGACAGACGACTTACACGAACGGCCAGCTGCTGATTGGTAACACCACCGGTAATACACTGACCAAAACAACGCTGACGGCTGGCACTGGTATCACCGTCACGAATGGCACGGGCTCGATTACGATTGCTGGTACAGGCCCAGACACATTCCCCGGCGTCGGCATTGCTTATTCAACTGGCACTGCGTGGGGTACATCATACGCCACCAGCGGCAGCGGGACGACGATTGCTCTGACTGCCAACCCTGCACTCACTGGAACACCGACTGCGCCGACAGCAACTGCTGGCACGAACACGACACAGATTGCAACAACGGCCTTCGTAATTGGCACGGCCTTCTCGGCTGTACTTCCCGGACAAGCTGGCAATGCTGATAAGTTCGTTACTACTGATGGTACAACAGCCAGCTGGAGCTATGTACCTCTAACTACTGGCGTGTCCGGTATTCTCCCGGTCGCGAATGGCGGTACGGGCGCAGCTACCCTGACTGCGAACAATGTGGTTCTGGGGAATGGTACATCTGCGGTGCAGTTTGTTGCTCCGGGTTCTAATGGTAATATCCTGCAGTCAAACGGCACAACGTGGGTATCTGTGCCTGCTGCCCCATCTGGGGCCACTCTCAGCAACGATACGACGACGAACGCCACGCGCTTCCCAATTTTTGCCGACGCAACCTCTGGCGCTGCCCTCACGGTCTACACGAGTAGCCCGAACTATACGTTCAACCCATTGACAGGCAACTTGGCGTCCAAAACCGTGAACGCCGTCAACAGCTTTTTCCTTAGTGACAGCACGCTTATTGAAAGCTATACTGTGACTTCGGCTAAGAACGCCATGTCTATTGGGCCCATTACGATCCCGTCAGGCATGGCCGTAACGGTTTCCTCAGGTGCTAGATGGGTGGTGATCTAAGATGAGTACGATTACAGCCGGAACAACCAGCGGTCAGGCGATTGTCGTTAATGGCGATACGACTGGCTCACTCGCCTTCACGGTCAACAACACCACTCTTGCCTTCACGCTGGACACCGGAGGCGCATTTGGCGTTGGCACATCACCAAGCTACGGCACTGCTGGCCAGTATTTAACGTCCGCCGGCAGCGGCGCTGCTCCGACATGGACGACGCTAGTGAGTGGCGCAGAGCCATTTGTATTATTCGTAAATGGTGGAAACACATCTCCCGGCGATCCGCAGTCGGCATTAGGGATTATCTAAGGAACGGAATATGGCTACTTCGGCTCAATATGCTTCAACCCCAGTCTTCGGATCAACTAACCTGACGACGGCTGATACCTCTCTCACGGCACCGACCACTGTCGGCACAGTCCTAACAGCAGGCGCATCTGGCACCCGCATTGATTACATCGACATTCAGGGCGTCGCGACAACGGTCGCTGGCTTGATTAACCTGTTCGTATTTGACGGGACAAACTACATTCTTTGGCAGCAGGTTCCTGTGCAGGCCGTGACAAGCAGCACGACTGTTCCGGCATTTACTCTAGCGTTATCAAGCAACGGCAATGCGAATATCATGCCGCTGAACTTGCCGACTGGCTATTCACTACGCGCAACAACTAGCGTCGCACAGACAGGCCTTCGGGTCACTGCATACGGAGGTAACTATTAATGAACCGGGGAACTTACGGCTATCCGCTTCCGCCTAACTATGCGACTCGTGTCACGCCGCGCTGGACGCGCTATAAGCTGATAACGTCAACTACTTCAGCTGAAGTTGTTCCTGCTAACGTGTTCCAGATGGGCGTTGCTGTATTTGGCGGTGGCGGAAGTAGCGGCGCAAGTAACGCTGGTGGCGGTGGCGGCGGTGGCTTTGCCTATGGTATAGTAGATGTCATTCCGGGGCAGTTGCTTCCAACGATCACTGTAGGCGCTGCCGCGGGGACATCTTCGTTTGGCTCTCTTCTGACTGCAACTGGTGGTGTAACTTCCAGCAGCAACACTGGAGCCGCTGGGGGCACTGGAACTGCATCCGCCGTTCTACGGGAGATTTTTACTGCTTCTGGGGGAACTGGAGGGACTGGCACATCAACTACAGTAGTTGGAGGTGGGGCAGGCGCTGGTTCATTTTATGGCTT